TTACAGACATAATTTCTCCTTCTGCAGTTAAGATGGGCTACTCACGGCTCCGCAGTCGCTTTCACCCATCAAGGGGTTATTTATTGGCCACCTGTCTTAGTATTTGCTTGAAATGCTACTAAGAAAGGTTGCTCATTACCATCAGCATCTGTATTCGGCTGAGGCCATGGAGCATTGTTATCAGTATAAATTGTACCATTAATATTTATACTTAAGTTAGAAGGACATTCTAATGCTGCTTTACCTTCTGCTATTGAATTAGCGGTAATGTTCTTGTTAGCCCATCCACCACCTTCACTGATCTGTATGTTCAGAGTTCTAGCCTCTGTTCTTGTTGGCGCTGCCATCTGTATTATCTCCTTATATAAGGTTATTAGTTAACTATTTCTATTAAAATTTGGGGAAAGGCTTGACCCTCGTTAGGCTTCGTTAACATCTCAGTTAACTTTCTTTCCACCTCGCCTGTCAATATCCAATCCCCTATTCATGAAAGGAACATTTCAATGAATTAAATTTCAGAGGGAACATTACAGTTGTAGTTCCCTCATTGGCCATCAAGTAATGCATGTATCATTATAACTTCCGTCTAACTAAGGGTAAACCAAGTTTCCCAAAACTGAGCATTACTTTTTAAATCTAAAGCAGTGAGTGCTACAAATACGGATGATTTTCCTTTGTAAGGAGGAGGAAACACACCCACTGCTCGATAAACGGCTATCAGTTCAGCCTATCCAAGATATGTGGATTATACCACATAAAATACAGCCTCTTTTTACTGTATTTACTAAATGAGATGCTTGGCCATCTCTTTTTTGCCCATTCAAGTAACTCGTATTTGTATTTGTAGGGACAATTAACCATCATACTCTTCCTTGTAATAAGTATGATAATAATCACCATGCCACATAAATACTGTGCCAATACCATATTCATTACGATAAAACTTAAAGGCTTCTTCAAATGATAAATCATTAGTTTTAGCCCAACTACCATAGTTATAATCTTGTAATTGAGGATATTTGTTAATTAATGCCTCAACTCTATGATCTTTAAATACTACTTTTTCCACGACCTTTTCTACTTCAACTATCTCTAACTCAGTTTTAGTAGTAATCGCATTATATGATAGTATTATGAGTGTTATACAAGCCATTCCTGCATATACATATTTATTCATTTTAGTTCCTTTCGCCATCATCATCACGATGGACAGTATGTGTTTGTGAGTATTCATCATAATCTTCTAAAGGTGTATCATTATCATTGCAATCACCTTTAATTCTAGCATCTTCATTAAATAATGATTGATTATTAAATAATGATTGGCCATATTTCTCAAGCAACTTTCCCATATCTACTCTAATAGGCTTAGGTATTAAATCACTTGATAACATTGAATCATCAAGTATACTAAATGTTTGAATATAAATACCTTCTTTTGTTTGCCATGCTTCTAATCGTATCATTGAATCTGTTATATCTCTTTTAAATATTAATGTACCTTCGTCCATTGTTTTGTTCCTTATTTTATTAATTAATTAAAGCATTAAGATTGGTATCGCTTAGGATATCTCCTAAGACAGTGCTTACTTGGGACCCAATACACAAATGTTGCGAGTTCACTGTTGTTACAATACCAATCTCAATTTTTATCGTAGAAGTGGGTAATATCCTACTAAGAAGCTTTCTCTTATATCATAAATATAACAGCTAACAACCCTTCAGTATTACCCCCAACTACACTCTGTATCCATATAAAGATTTATAAGGTTTGGTAACATACTACCTTAAAATAATCCAGTGTATTTACACATAAATCTTTAATTCTTTGATACCATTAGGTCACTCTATAAAGAGCAACCTTAACAGTATCAACAAGGCGGTCCTTTATAAGCACCTTAATGCTCACCTTGATTTTATTTATAAGATATTAAAGTATCATTTTAATACCTCCTTATTTTAAATTATTCACCAAATATATCCCCGCCAACCGTTATTAAAATAGCAATAGCGGCTAATAAAAATACAGGGATTAATGTGCGAATTATTTCATCTATCATAGTATTACCCCACTATGGTTACAGGTTGAGGACTTCTATTTGGTTCATTAAAAACCTCTCTACCTTTGGTTAAAGCATCAATACGACCCTTCGCATTGACTATAGTTATAGAGCCATTTAAGGCATTTTTAATAATGTATTTCATTACTTTGTTCCTTTCGTTGTTAGTCGCACCAATTAAATTATGTATAGTAAAAAAAGCATAATATGCCTCTACACGAACTTTGTAGAGACATATGTAATTGCTTTTATCTTGCAGTCTAGAGAGCATTATAGGCAGACTCTAAATCTTCTGATGATTCAATGGTCTTCGAATCTTCATAAATTGAGAGTAAGCCTCTAGGGTTCTCTAAAGTTGCCGGCATGATGTTGTGGTCCATGCCTTGATCTTCGGCAAGGGCTACAACTTCTTGTAAAGGCAAAGGCAATGATGTAAGCGATTGAGCTGTGATGCCAATCACCCGAATCGCTTTATTGCCGGACTTGGTTAGTCCAACTTTGATTTTAAGGTTTAAGGGTTTACAAACCTTGATAAGTTGTTTAAATACTTTTTTCATAAAACGGTTTCCTTTATGGTTAGTTAAAGTGTTTATACTATCGACTTGCTTGCAAGTCCCAAGGGGGTGTGATATCGACTTACCTACAGCCTAGAACAACGAGTGGTGCGAAAACCAACGGTTTTCTTGACCCACCACCCGTTTTTCGAGGCGGTAGGGTCGATGGTATATCACGTGCACCCATTCTACAGAAAATTTTTGTAAATTTTTTTTTGAGAATTTTCTTGGAAAGTTAACACAATTGGGTTTTTTTAATACTTATAGTAGTACTTAAGTAGCTATTACGGATTTAATAGACAAATAGTAGTTGCTTATAGTTCGTCCGTATTCGTAGATTATACGTATGGAAGAAGAGGTTAAATATTGTTTGGTGTGTGATACGAATATCCCCGTAGAAGACAAGGATATGTGTATTAAATGCATCAAAAAGGAAGAAAATAAGAAGAGAATGGTATGTTCCTGTAGTATAGGTAACCCTATGCATTCTACTGGAGTATAGGATGCATTTAGTTATTGGATTTATAGTACTCCTTTTAGTATATTTAGTTATATATTGGCTATTTAACACTAATTTTGAAGATTTGGAGGGATAAGCAAGGAATGGCAATAGGATCCATAACAAAGGTAATAGTAAAGCTTATGGCTAAACATGGTAAAGCAGCTGGCATAATGAAAGCTAAAAAGCTAGGTTTTAATTCTAAACAGATATCTCAGGCTACAAAGAAAAGAAAAGAAATTTTATCATGGGGTCATAAACAGGAGCAGGGCTTAAGTTTAGATGCGAAGAGGGCTTTTGGTTATTATGAGCGAACTCCTAGAGATATAAATATGGGATATACTCGTGATTTTTATAGAAGTGGACCAGGTAAGAAAAAATGAAAATAGGATCCACAATATTAAGATTTGGAGGGATAAATGGCGGCAGCTAAGTTGGCGCACTCAATTGCACTTAAGATAATCAATAGAATGAACTCTATTGGCTATACTGCTGGAAAAAAGGAGTTTTTAAAGATAGGTTTCACTCCTGCTCAAATAAAAGAAGCATTAGTTATGTATGGAAAGCAAGGTTCTGAGAATAAAAGGCTGTGGATACCTTATAAACAAGTTAGAGAGATCATGCGAGGGTGGGATCAGAAACATTTAGAAAGAGCTCGTCAAGAAGCATTAAAATTTAGACAATCTGTACAACCTACAGGTAAATATGCTAAAGAATTACGTAGTCGTCCTCCTAGGGGTGCAGCTAAAATGGCTGCATTGAGAGAAAGATCTAGAATTGCACGAGAAAGGGCTTTAAGAGCTTCTCAGAGAAGAGATATGCCTACTTTCGCAGAGAGAAAAGAATATAGAGCTGCTATGCAACCCAGGAGAAGATCTGGTCGAGGTGCGATGGAAAGAGCTGCTATAGCTAGACGTGTTGGTCCTACCCGTCCTAATGAGGGGTTATCTAAACTAGAATTAGAATTAGCTAGAGAACAAGAAATACAACGAATATTACAAGAAGCTGGAAGATTTTAAGGAGGATATATGCCTAAAGTAGGAAAAAAGAAGTTTAGTTATGGAAAGAAAGGAAAAGCTGCGGCTAAAAAATATGCTAAGAAGACTGGCAAAAAGGTTGTTATTCGCAAGTCTTCTCGTAAATCTTACTGATATGGCTGAAAAGCAATATAATCAACCCGTTTTTGATATAGGAGATAATGCTGAAACAAGAGCTTTTGGTAATCCTGTGGCTCATAGCGATTACGCTTCAATGGTAGAGAATATGGGTAGTAGGTATAATCAAAGCCCGGACCAAATGGAAGATATTATGGGTAGGGTAGGTTATCACGAGTCTAAGGGTAGAGCGGATGTTAGTCAATATGGAGGTGGTCCTGGTAGAGGTTTATTCCAGTTTGAAACAGGAGCTGGACAAGGCGGGGAAACAGCTATGAGGAGGCTACATCGCTATTTTGGAGATAGTGGGCAAAACATTCCCGATTGGGCTCAGATAGGTGAAGAAGGTGTAGATGCTGCTCAATTAACTCCAGAACAACAAAAAATGATGTTTATGGCTAATGTAAGGTATCATCCTGAGGCAAGCCTGGAGGGAATAACACCTGAGAATTTAGGTACTGATTTCTGGGCTCCTTATCATTGGGCAGGCGCAGATGAAGATAAGGATGCTAGATTAGAGAGTTTTAATCGCTCTATGAGGAGTTATTAATGGCTGGTAAGGTAATGACAATGGCAATGGCTCAGTTATTAAAGAGAATACTTACTACAAAGGGTGGTAAACTTGCTAATATTAGAGATATGGGAGCATATCATCAAAGAATAGTTAGACGATATGGTGGAACGGGTCCTGCTTATAGAAGAGCAAATAATATAATAAGAAAAGCAAAAAATGAGAGAGATTTCGATAAAGCGATATCAGGAGCTAATGATAGAATGATAAAAGAATATGCAAAAAAAGGAATAGGATAATGACGATAGCAATGGCAAAGACTATATTAAGATTGGCTAAGTCACCAAAGGTTAGCCCTACACTTAAAAAACTTTATACGAAGTTTGGAGGAGGAGCTAAAGCCAAGGCAATGGCTCGCAAACTTGCCAAATCTAAAATGAAAGCAAAGAGTTCAGCAAAAGATTTATATTATAATGTAAATCAAGATATTTCTAATGTTGATAAATGGAGCCAACTTACAGCAAGGCAAAAGGCTAGATGGGTTAGAAGAGCTGCTAAAGAATAAGAAGTAATGTATACTATAAATATAAATCATAGAGACCAGGGAAGGGTTTCTTATAAGATATATAAAGAAGATGAAGCCAAAGAAAAGGGAATTGACTATAAATACTGGAAAGAAGCCGAAACAGGTGACTATGCAATTAGCGATGATAAGTATGTTGCGAAGGTCATCAGTAAAAGGGAGTATAAATCTAATCATGATACTCCTAACATATATTTGCGTTTTCCTTGGGGCTATACCTTTTTTAATCATAAATACCCTTCTAAACGGCTTAATGTACGTGGGAGGAAGACTAATGTTACTTTTACAGGGAAAAGCTATATAGAGGTCCAGGCAGGTCAGGATAAGATGAAGAATCTAGCAATGATGTTCGCATTAAAGCCAGATTACGATTTAGCAATAGAATGGGCTATGGGAGCCGTTACTGACCAGGAAAGAAGGAAATGGACCCGAACAATGAAATCGGAGACCTTTAAAGTTATGGTAAGAGATGAATTAACTAAGATATTGGCAGACCACGGGTTAACAGAGGATTACACCCTTGATCTATTGGAACGAACGATATCTATGGCAAGTGATAAGAAGGATGTTACCAATTTAATGCGTGCTGTAGAAAACCTACAGGATATGCATGGAATGAAAGATAAGCACCTCTTAAAGACTACAGACAAGATTGAGGCTCATAGTAGCACTCAACTCTTAGATGAGCTGCTTACAGAAGAAAAGAGAATAACTGCTCAAACAAGTACTACTGCTGAGATAGATGAGTGATTATGAAGAAAAATACGCTCGTAAACAGGTATTAAATAGATTATATAAAAATATGGCGTTGTTTGGAAGGCACTGCTTCCCAACAGCCCTCCGAAAGGAGATACCCCCCTTTCATCACGATATTTATCGTGCCCTCAAAAATAACGACAAGCGAAGGGTCGCAATAGCGGCCCCTCGTGGAACTGCGAAGAGTACGACTACTTCACTTATATATCCACTGTGGAAAGCTGCTTTTAAGAGAAGTGATGAAGATTTGTTTATAGTTATCATATCTGAGTCTCAAACACAGTCTATTAATTTTTTAAGTCGTATTAAGTATCATTTAAATATGTCCGATGCATTTAGGTCAATGTTTGGAGAAATGGGACCCTTAACTGCAAAGAGATGGACGAATAATGATATTATACTTGCTAATGGTACTCGTATAGTAGCTGTTGGTACAGGACAGAGAGTTAGAGGTTTTATTGAGGGAGATACCCGTCCTAATCTAATTATAGTAGATGATTTCGAATCTGAGCTTAATGCATTTACCCCAGAAGCCAGGGCAAAGAATAAGAAATGGATGACTGAAGCAGTAATACCCTCATTATCAGATGATGGCAAGGTAGTAATGATTGGAACGGTTATATCAGAGGATTGTTTCCTTTATTGGATTAAAGAGAGTAAAGCCTGGAAAGTATTATGGTATTCTATTTGGGACGATGATGAAAAGAGCTTATGGCCAGATAGATTCCCTAAAGAACGGATATTGCAAATAAAAGAAGAATTTGCGAGTATTGGAAATCTTAATGGTTTCTATCAGGAATATATGAATATTGCTCAGTCTCCTGATAATGCACCTTTTAAACCCGAATGGGTTAAAATGCATCATTATGATTTTGAAATAAGAGATGGACAGCCATGTCTAATTAGAACTGTAGATGAAAAAGAAACTGTGATTCCAGTAGAAGTATATTCGGGAGTAGATCCTGCTAGTAGTTTATCTGCTAGAGCAGACTATTTTGCTATTGCTACTATTGCAGTAGATAATGAAGATAATAAGTATATAGTAGATATGGTAAGGGATAGACTTTCTCCTTCAGAGCAACCTCAGAAGATAATAGATGTATATAAGAAATTTAAACCAAGAAGAGTGAAGATTGAAACAACTGGATATCAGGAGGCTTTGAGAACAGGAGTAAGGTCAATTATGAAAGAAGATGGGTTGTATATACCTGGTTTAGAAAAAGGAGTAAAGCCTAGAACAAGGAAATCAGAGCGATTATTGTCTTTAGTGCCTATGTTTGCTAGGGGTAAGTTTCATTTTAGACCTGAGGATATTAAACCACAACAAGAATTTTTATCATATCCTAGGGGAAAACATGATGATGTAATGGATGCAATATGGACAGCATTAGACGGGGCTAAGCCTTGTAGATTAAAGGAATTTAACAATGAGAAGACAGGCAAGAAACAAAAAAAGAAATTTCTTGACTGGCTTACCATGTAAGGAGTATATTTAGTATATGGCATATTCGGCTAAAAAGAAGCTTTCAGGCAAAGCTTTAGTTGACGAAACTTTAGATCTATGGCAGAATTATGGCAAGAAGCGTGATAACTGGGCGCAACATGCCAAAGAAGATAAAGAGTTTAGATTAGGTCGTCAGTGGACGGCAGAACAAGAAGAAACTCTCAAAGCTAGGGGCCAAGCTCCTATAGTTGTTAATAGAATACATCCAGCTGTTGAAGCTGCAAAATCATTAATGACTGCTAATAGACCTTCCTTTAGGGTAGCCCCTAGAGAAGATTCCGATAATAAAGTAGCGACTGTTATGTCAGCGATGTTGTCTTATATGTATGATATCTCTGATGGTAGATCTATTATACGTCGAATGATTGACGATTATTATGTTATGGGTTTAGGATATATTCATGTATATCAAGACCCAATGATGGATATGGGCAAGGGAGAGGTATGTATGCACGATATAGACCCTCTTGATGTTTATGTAGACCCTAATAGTAGAGATAAGTTTTTTGAAGATGCGGAAAATATAATTGTTTCTAGGTTATTTACTAAGGAGCAAGCTGCTAGCTTATATCCTATGTATGAGAAATCTATTAAAAATGCAAATAATAATACTGCTGATTTTGATCACGATAGACCAGAAACAGGCAGAGCTAATGATAGTGCTGTACACTTCCCTGAGGATGTAGACAGAACTACAGATACTGAATATCTTAGGGGTTATGAGCGATATTATAAAGTTATGGTAAATAAATATCGTATATATGAAGTCTTTACAGGTAAGGAATTTTTATTTGACGACGAAGAATATGCTGAATATCTAGAAAGAAAAGCCTGGTTAATACAAGGAAAGATTATTACTAATGAAAAAGAGGCTATGGAATTAGTCTCTCAATTAGAAATGGCTCAGCAACAGAAAAGAGCACAGACTAGACAGTTAATGGATCAAGAAGGTTTTACTGAAGAGGCGGAGACTCCCTCACCAGAACCAATTGAAATACAAGAAGTTACCTTTGATGAACTTATAGAGAGAGGTGCTATACAGTCTGTTCAGATTCAGGTTAAAAGAGTGCATATGTGTGTTATTATGGGTGATAAGCATCTCTATAGTAGAGAATTGCCTATTGATAAATACCCTATAGTACCATTTATGAGTTTACATACCCGAACTCCTTATCCTCAATCTGATGTTAGAATGGTGAAAGGTCTTCAAGAATATATAAATAAGATGCGTTCTTTGATAGTAGCACATGCAACAACTAGTACAAATACTAAAATATTAGTACCAGAAGGTAGTGTAGATATGTCTACATTTGAGGAAAAATGGGCACAACCTGGTGTTGCCATTCCATATGACCCAACGGATGGCGCTCCTATGCCTGTTCAACCTACTCCACTTCCTAACGAGTTGTATAGTGGTGAAACTAATGCTAAAAGTGATATTGATCATCAGTTAGGACTATATGAAATGATGATGGGAAATACGGCAGCCGCTCCACAAACTTATAAGGCTACTATCTCATTAGATGAATTTGGACAAAGAAAAATTAAATCTAAATTAGCTGATATAGAATCTGGATTAACTAAGCTTGCTCAAGTGGCTATACCACTTATGCAGCAATTATACTCTACTGAGAAAGTATTTAGAGTAGTACAACCTAATAATTCAATAAGTGAATTTATGGTTAATAAGAAATTAATAGATGATAAAACTGGAGAAATACAAATTTTTAATGATATAACAGTAGGGCAATATGATGTAGTATATATCTCTGGTAGTACCCTACCTTCAAATAGATATGCTGAATTAGAGTTTTATATGGATGCTTATCAGAAAGGTATTATTGATAGAACTGAAGTTCTTAAGAAAACAGAAGTATTCGATATGGAAGGTGTAGTACAAAGAACAGATGAATTAATGCAGTTGCAAGGATCATTGCAACAAGCACAACAAGAAATTAAGAAATTACAAGGTGACCTGCAAACAAGAGATAGGGAATCTGTAAACTTAAGGAAAAAAGTAGAAGTTGAGAAGTTTAAGAGCGACCTTGACCAATTAGGCAATAAAGCCAAAGCAGCAAGCACCGTTTATGAAAAACGACTCGATGACAACCTAGCCACGATTAAGCGTGATATCGCTGAATCATTAAAAGAACCCGCTTCAACCTCTCCTGGTGGCAAAGAAGAGCAAGCGAAAGGAAAGAAAAAATGACAGAAGAAATGGATACCCCTCAAGTAGCCAATGATAATCCAAATACTAATGAAGCATTTGAAGGACCATGGCCTACACAAGAAGAGAGCTCCAACCAAAATACTGTAGAGGATGCATTTTTTGGCAGCCAGGAAACACCAGCAGAGGAGGCTCCCCAGCAAGGAACACCCGAACCTGCACCTCCAGTTCAGGAACAGCCTTATGAGGCTAAAAATGATGAGAAAAGATTTGAATATTGGCAGTCTCAAGCTGCTCAAAAGGAAAATCAATTAGCTCAAATGCAACAACAAGTAGATGCTATTCAACAGAATATGCAACAGCCAGTTGCTCAACCTGAACCTATGGAGGAATCTTTTCCTGAACCTCCCGAAAAGCCCGGAAGACCTAGAGGATTCTCTAGAGAGGAAGCTATGAGCGACCCATCTAGTGATAGTGCTAGGTATTTAGATGATCTAGAAGATTGGCGTGATAATACAAATGATTATAATGCCGCTAAGCAGGAATACAATCTTGCGCAAATACAAGAAAAGTATGATGCACAGGAACGTATTCGTCATGAAGATATTCAAAGACAACAAGCTGCTCAGGCACAGGTTCAACAAATGCATGAAGTAAAAAGCCATTTAACTGGCCATTATGCAATGCAAGGTGATGAAGCTGATCAATTTATACAGGTCATGTCAGACCCTAGTTCATTAAGTCTAGATAATTTAGTTCAACTGTATAGAATGCAAAATAGTCAACCACAGACTGAAAATGCAGGTCCTAGTCAGGCATTTCGCCAGGCACAAAGGGCTCAGCAAATACCGTCTCCTATGGGAGTACAAACAGGTCAAGGTGGTGGAAATGATGCAAGAAGTGCAGAGGACTCTATTATGGACAATATGATATCGGATTTTAAAAGTAAAAATCCGTGGTAACCAACCCTACTCGAAGGTTCGATAATAAGATTGATTTCTTTAGAGCAGTTGAGAGAGGGTAAATAGAGGTATTAAAAGATGGCAAATGTCTATTCAAACGGGACAGGACAAGGTGCTAACTTTACAGGCGAAAGCCTAAATAATACTCGTAGAAAGTTTAATTTTGGTGATAGGGTTGCCGAACTTGCACCTCAGCAAAGTCCTTTCTTCGTGTATTTAAATAAAGTAGCAAAAAAGCCCACTAATGACCCCGTGTTCAAGTTTCTTGAGCAAAGACATCAGTGGCAAAGAAGGAACATGGAAGTCCATGCTGCTTCAAACTCTCATAGTGCAGCAGTTGGTGCAGATATGGGTGTTAATCTTCAATTAAAATGTGGATATGATTCATATGGTAAAATACAAGCAGCTACTGCTCCTACCTTTTTAGTAGGTGGAATGGTAATTGCTGTAGAAGCTGATGATGGTAATGTCTATAGATTTAAAATCGATGAAGATGCAACTATTTCAACTCATGGCACAGATGGTACTAATGGCTATGCTCAAATTGATACTGGCGAAGCAACTGTAGTAGGAACAGCAACATCTTCTACTAGTTTTGCAGCTGGTAATAAAGCGCAAGTTGTTGGCAGTGCATGGGCTGAAGGAACTGATGCTCCTATAGGCTGGGAAGATAAGTTATTTGACAGAGAAGGATATTGTCAAATATTTAAAACTGGTATGAATCTTTTCTCTGGAACATCTAGAGCTACTGAGTATAGAGGTATTAAAAATGAGTTTCAAAGAATCTGGCAAGATAAACTTATGGAACATAAAATGGATATTGAACAAGCTATGTTATTTGGCTATGGTTCAATAGATGTTGATGGAACTATCGGTGGTACAGCAAATACGGGTTCTCCATTAAGAACAAGTTGGGGTATAATACCTTATACTGAAACTTATGGAAAAATGTACAGTATGAGCTATGCTTCTTCTGGATATGATGCTTTCTTGGATGCAATGGAAGATTTCTTTGCACCTGAAGGTGGAAATTCTGGAAATAAGTTAGTTCTTTGTTCTAGAAAAGTTATTACTTATTTAAATAAAATGGGTAGTGGTTCTTTCTTAAATAATTCTGTAGGCTCTTCTCAATATCGATTAGACGTGCAAAACATAAAAGGTTCTTTCGGGCATTCAGTAACAATGGTAAATACAATTTTTGGTAATTTACATTTTATTGCTGATCCTCTATTAAGAGGCCCTTGGGAAAATCATTGTGTTGCAGTTGATATGAAAAATGTAGCATATAGACCACTAATGGGTAATGGTATTAGTCGAGATACCTTCATTGAAACTAATGTACAGGACAACGGCGTTGATGGCAGACAAGATCAAGTCATCACCGAAGCTGGTCTTGAAATTAGTCTTCCTGAAACTCATGCAGTACTTAAGTTTTCTTAAGGGGAGGTAGATTATGGCTTGGTCAAAATCAACTGAGGGAAAATCAGTGCTTCTTAAAGAAACTGTTACTATTGCAGATTCTGGTGGTGCAAATGCAACTTACATTCCAACTTCAGTAATTCCTAATGATCTACTTGATTGGGAAGATAAGAAATTTTCTGTTACTTTAAAAGTGACAGAAACTTCTAATACTGATGGTGATGTTGATGCATATGTACAAACCTCTCCCAATGGCTTAACAACAGGAGATGTTGTAACTCCAGGTAGTGGTGCTCATCCAAATTGGATAAATTCAGTAACTTTAAATTATACTATAGATACATCTGCGGCAAGTGTTGCTTCATTAGAAGCTGATTGCACAGATATTTATGGTCCTTATATGCGAATCTGGTTATTTACAGATGGAGCAGATATTGAAGATGCTTGTTCTATTGAAGTATCAATAGCAGGTGTTGTTGGAACTGAACAATCAGGATTAGAGCAATCTGATATAGGCGGCATAGGTGCTGACCCATCATAATGATGTAATCGTTAGGGGGTCTTTATGGCCCCCTAGCATAACTTAAAAAGGAAAAGAAATGAGTGATTTAACGATAACAAATGCTGGCGTTTCGGTTACGAAAAATACTGGCGGTGAAGTGTTATCCAATAATAAGAAACTGAATCAGATGAATATTGACAGTTTCGATATTACTGCTACTTTAACAGGTGATGGCACCTCTGGTGATGTTATGTTTGTAACAACTAAAATTGAAAATGCTATGTCCGCTAAAGGTGGAAGTGGAATTTTACAATCAGTTTCTGCAGTATTGACAGATAATGCTACAGATGCTTCTGGGACTGGCTCTAATGTTACAGGTGCTTTTAAATTAGTATTTACATCTAATAGTCAAGTTCTTGGAGCTGTTAGTAATCCTTTAGCAGATAGAGTAGTTGATGGTGGTGGAACTGGAAATATTGATAATTGGTCTAGAGCTGTATTAGATGATATATTAGCAATAGTTGATATAACAAATATTGTAGACATGGGTGAACTTTCCGTAGCATCTAAAACTAATATAGGTGCAGTATTGACAGCAGTTTCTGATAGTAGAGATATATACGTTTGGGGAATAACTAATTCAACAAATGATTACAATTCAGCTACTATAAGTCTTAAATTTGGAATAGTACAAGATTAATGTTTCCTAGTAGAAGAATAGCTGTAATGGGCGGTGATACTTTTAGAGATGAAAATTCAGTATTATTAGATGGAACGGATGATTATTTTACAAAAGCATCTGTAAGTGGTTTGCCATCAGGGGATACTTTTA